TAGGAGCACTCACAAATGCACCTGTAGCGGGGCAAATCTTGGGTATTAACGCTGGTGTGCCTACGTGGATTGACGCAGGTGGTTCAGGCACAATTGTCGGAATTGCTCCAATTGTAGAAGTAGCAGGACCAGGTAATGAAAGTCAAATCGCTATTGGGTTTCAAGGCGGAGGTCCTGCTGCCGCGGGCCAGATCCCCTACGGTACAGGTGTAGCCAACACCGGTGCTTTATCAAATGTTCCTACTTCAGGCACTCAATTTTTAGGGGTCGTTGGCGGTGTCCCAGCGTGGAAAGATGTAGGTGCGAGTGGTGCAATCACAGCGACATTTCCATTAATAGAGTCAGCAGGAGTAGGAAACGCGAGTAATATCGCGATTGACTTCAGCGCAAAGGGAGACCTGGTCGTTGGCGCAAACAGCACGGCAGGGGCTCCGGGTGTGATATTGCCGATCGGTGCAACTGACGGCCAGGTATTGGAAGTGTACGCAGGCGCACCAAGTGGAATGCGTTGGGCTACGCCGGCGCCTCCTTCTGGCGGCCCTACAGTCAATCGCAGCAGCGCGGCCACCGTAGAAATCGCACAGCCGCAATCCTTTAATGAAACTATGATTCTCGTGGCTGAAGAGCCCGGCCCTGCTTGGGACGCTGTGTCTAGTCAAGGTGGCGATACTGCACCTTATGAATTAGAGTTTACCACCCCCTGGTTCACAACCTTTCAAAATCCAGCAGCATCAGGAGCAGGCCTTCAGGGCGTAGTTGAATACATAAACGGTGCGAGAACGATTAGGTTAGATGTAATCAATCAAGGTTCAGGTGCTGCTCTCACTCTTGGACATTTGATCTTTGATAATTATGGTGCCCCAGCCCAAGTGCTGGGCTATATCGGACCAGAAGGAGCGAGTTCTTTGATGGGAAACAGTATCGTTATAGTTGGTGCATTTTCTAAATTGGTATATACTGGTCCAAACCCTCAACCAGATCTAATATGTAGTCAAGTATTGGGGGTTAGTTTTGCAAATACTATGGCTATAGCTGCTTACAACTTACCATCTCCAAACGTGGGAACTGCACTCGGCTTGAGTGGATTTGGACCCCAAGGATATTGCAGCGCAATCAAGTTCTTACCAGGAACCGGCGATTACGTAATCGTCGGAAAGTTTTCCAATATTCTTTGCTCTCCGTCGGTTCCAGGAAGTGGTGGATTTTTGAGTATGATCTTATATGATACGGCCGCTAATCAGTATGATCTTTCACCTGATGTGCTTACACTTGGATTGGGTGTACGATTGGCTGGGTCGCCTGGAACTATTAATGACGCATTATGGAACACCACCTCAAACGAGCTCATAATAGTAGGCGAGTTTGATCAATTCGCACAAGATTCTACTCCTACCTTTATAAATGCTCCGCCAAGTGCTCACGGTGTGGCCAGGTGGTCTCTGGGTGCCGGTCCCGGTGCTTATTGGTCAACTACTCCTCCAGGTGCACCGACTGCTGTTAATGACGGGATTTGCGTGCGGCCTATTCTCTCACAGGGTGCAAATGTTGTAATGATTTGCGGGAGCAGCGGCATTCCGGTAGAGTATAATTTAGGGAGCAACGCAACTACCAACTTTACTGGAACTTATCCATCTCCAGCGATCCCTTTTAGTTTCAACTGTATAACCTCATCTTCTTCTACTAATATTGGATTTGGTCTGAACGCATACGATTTCATTCTGTATAATGATACAACTAATTTAGTATGTTATGTTTATTATTTTACGGGTGCAAACGGAACATTAGGCACCGCTCTTGCGCCTGCACCTACAGGGTTTGTTCCAGATGATGAGGGTGGTGTAATTTTAAATGGTGGTATTTATATGTTTACTGATTTTGTTCCGATTACTCCTGTAAATTATTTGCAAGTAGCAGCAAAAAGTTCCATTTATCGTTATGATTCAAACACTCACGCCACAATTAATTTCACTTTGGGAACTATTTCAACACCTTTACTCGGGTTTATTCAAAATGGTACACTTTATCATACCGCCTCTTTTAATGGTCCCACTTGTCCTCAAAGTCAATCATATATAGCTAATTCAGGAAAAACCGCTTGGATCCAAATCGGGGAGAAATCACCAGGTATAACTTATTCATAATTAAGACAAGACATTTTAGCAAAAATCTTTTCTCCGCAGTAATTATAAACCAATTTCAAATGTCTCTTGCTTCTTCTTCTTCTTACAGCGTTGCTGGTTCAGCAATCAAACAGCACGGCCTTCTGACTTTCGCAGCTGGAGAAACCTGTACTGTTCCTTGCAAATCTATTGTTGCTACTGATAAAGTGGTTCTTCGTATTAGACTCCCTACTGCTGGTGCGGCCGCCTACGCTGCTACTCTTCTAAATCACGTATTCACACTCGCCATTACTCCAGGCACCGGCTTTACTGCTGTTGGTCAAGATGCCCTCTTCGCAGGAACTGTTGAGTATACTGTTCTTGCAAACAGTCTCCCTGCTGTTGATATTACCTCTGCTTAAAACTTTAGCGAGTTAGGTGGAGCAGGTGGACCAAGGTGAGGTCTTTTCCAATCTATTCCGTATATTCAGATCATACATATCCACACTATAGATAAGTATGATATTCACCCCACCTCGGTCCCCCTCCCCACCTTTCCGGCGGCTCTTTTTGGATTATTTACGACCTATTTAGATTATATACAGCAAATAATCAATAAATATGGTATTAATCTAACCGAAATACACTATTACGGGGAATAATAAATTTATTATTCCCAATATTAATCAAAATTGGTTAGATTATTCACGATTCATTTAGATTATTTACAACCTCGCCCAAAAACTGATTATTACAAGATATAGACCATTAAATAATATAGAAATTAAGCAATTTTTTATATCAAGTAAGAGTATATAGCAAATATAAAAACATAATGACGCAACCAACGCAGATATATTATGATCTTGATGTCGTAAATACGGTGCAACCGTCGCAAACCACCGCGCAGGCCGCGCAACCAAATCGCCTCACATTTACGGAGATCAGAAGCAGTCCTATTTTAGACAACCCCAGCGATTACTTCTTGTCTATTGTGAGGTTTAGTTTAGACACAGCCGGCAGTATGCCTTTGTTTATCCCGCAGATTGAATTGAATAACAGCGCAGGTGGTACACCTTGGAACAATACTGTATACTACATTACGGTTGAATACAATCCACCTGCTGCACCGCAGGATAGATTGATTAAAAAGGAGCGTGTGATTTGGGTGCCGCAATCCGCAATCTACCCTGCTCCTGGTGTCGTCCCTGCGACCATTCAGGCAAACACCGAACCCTACTACTGGTGCAACAACATTCAGGCTTTCGTCTGTATGATGAATGAAGCACTTGAATTGGCGTATCTTGATATTATTGCACAGGCTGCGGCTGCTGTCCCGCCTATTGTCCTTCCCGCGACTTGGGTTGCCGGAAAGCAACCCTATTTCCTCTGGGACGCCACCTCCGCAAAGTTGACCTATGTCGCCCCTACCCTAATCTTTGAACAAGAATGTTTAGGAAATGGAACGGCGACCGGATTTGTCTACTTTAACAATCCCCTCTTTACCCTCTTCTCTTCTATGCAATCATTTCATAACTACACTTATAATCCCGCCCCGACCTCAATCAACGACACAGAGGCAAACTATTTGCTGAAGACATTTAACAAAAAGGGTGGGGCGCTGAACAATTATGTTCCAGCGAATGTAGATCCAAGTGGAAATATGGTAGGTTCAGGCCCTCCCTATAATGCCTTCTTTATGGAACAACCCTATAGCACGGGTGCTACTCTCTGCCCGATTCAATCCCTCGTCTTCACGACGACCCTCGTTCCTGTATTACCCCAATTGATCGGAGTTCCGCGATCATTAAGCGATAATGTAGGAACTGGTGGGGCTTCGGGGCAGAACGACAATATAAGCAACGAAATCACAGATCTCGTGGTTAATTTAGTAAATGGAACTGAATATTTCCCGAATGTTCTCTATTTGCCGACCGCCGAATATCGCTTGATTGATTTGCAATCCAACGCCCCCCTTTACGGCATTCAAATCAACGTACTCTGGAAAGATGTTTACGGAATCCAGCACGATTTTTATCTCCAGAATGGTTGCTCCTGTTCCCTGAAAGTTATGTTTCGTAAGAAAGATGCTTCGTATTGATTTTATTTTAGGCGTATTTCTTTTTTTTTTATCTTTGCAGTTATTATAAAGCAAAGATAAATCCAAATGGCTTCCGCAGATTTTGAGAAGATTTGTGTCCAAGACGACCTGCTCTTGACCACCGACAAGGTTCGCTACGCTGTCTTTAAGGGCGCGCAAAATATTACCCCGTCCCAGTATGAAGCGATTTCCAAATCGCCTTCTTCTATTACCTTCAACGTACAATTGCCCAGCGAGTCCACGGTTTTTAGCAGACGCATTATGATTGAGACCCAGATGTCCGTCAAATTCACCATTACCCCCAACTCCAGTATGACTGTTGGATCCCGGGCTGTTAATTTAGCATACGGCTCCGCCCTTGGCCCCTTCCCCTTTCACTCGTGCTGCAATACTATCCAGGCCACCGTGAACAACAACACTATTTCAACCAATCAAAAAGATATAATGTTTCAGCTTCTCCGCTTCGGTGATCGTCGCGAGGTTGCTCGTCTCAACAACGCCACTCCCACCCAATACGACAGTTATTACAGATACGCTGACGCACTTGGCGCTAATAACAACCCCAACGCCGGTTGGAACGACTGCGAGTATGATCAGGATTTTCAGCCCCGAGGTGCTTTTAAGATTATCTCTATTGCTGGAAACCAGCCATACGTGCAGGACGTGAACGCTCCCTACGACATCACCATCACATTTAAGACCCGCGAACCCCTTATGCTTTCGCCCTTCATCTGGTGCGACCCTGAAAGCAACAACCAGGGTATGTACGGGGTACAGACCTTGAATTTCACGTTTAACCTGGGTTCCGCAAATCGCGCTTTCCGCCTTGCTCTTGGTCAGCTCGGAACTACCGGAAATCTTTCCCCCGCCAGCGCTACTTCCCAGTTTGCCGTCAGCGCCGCCGTCATCACAGATGTCGCCTCTGCCCAACTTCAAATGCTCTTCTTGACTCGTCAGCCTTCCAACTTGGTCAGCGCGCGCAACGTACTCCCATTTGCTGAGTACCCCCGGTACTTAACCGACGTCGGTTCTACTCTGCCCGCAAACGGTAATGCGGTTGAGCAGACCTTCCAGAGTATTCAGTTGAACTCTGTTCCCGATAAGTTGATTATCGTTGCAAGGAAGAAGATGGGCAACCAGACTCCCGCCGACAGCGACAGCTTCCTCCCCATTAGGAAGGTCAACATTTCATTCAACAACAAGGCCGGTCTTTTGTCGGGCGCCACCCAGCTTGATCTGTGGCGTATGTCTGTTGAATCAGGCAGCAACCAGACTTGGAATGAGTTTAGCGGTTCAGCCTACAAGAGCGCCCAGGGTGGTCAGTCTGCAGACAACGGGCTTCCCCAGAGTATCCCTCTTTGCGGCTCGGTTCTTGCTCTGGAGTTCGGACGCCATATTGAGCTTGACGACGTGTACGCACCCGGGTCAATCGGCGCTTTTCAATTGCTTTTTAAGGTTGAACTTGAGAATAACACCGGTCTTGATATTGCGCCCAACCAGTATGAACTTGTGCTGATCACTATGAACAGCGGCGTTTTCGCTATAGAACGCGGGACCAGTCAGACTTACACCGCCATTCTGTCCCGTGCTGACGTGTTGGCTGTGTCTTCTCGTCCACAGTATTCCAAGTCCGGTCTTGCCCGCCTCGTCGGTGGTGCAATTGAGGACAAGGTTAAGATGCTTGCCCGTCCTTTGATGGACGCGGTTGGTATGGGCACTTCTGGCGGCGGTATGTCTGGTGGCGGCACTTCTGGTGGCGGCACTTCAGGCGGCCGTATGGCGAAACATTTGGGTATGTAATTTACTTAAAGCCCATTTAGTAAATAATGTGAACCAACCCGTGGTTCTTTTAACCGGCTTGGCGCAGAGGCAGCGCGCGGGGCTCATAACTCCGAGGTCGTACGATCAAAACGTACAGCCGGTATTCATTATTTCAATAAAAAAAAGGTCTTACCCTGCCTTGTTTTTATTGCACTTACTTCTTCGCTTTGCCGTATGTCTTCAAACAACCTTTGCACAAATCCCAAATGTGGCCTTGCACAGGCCAGAGTTCCACACCCTCAATCTTGCACTTGTCGCACTTACCGCATTTCAGTCTCTTCATCTCGTCCTCCAGAGCCTCCTTCCTATCTTGGACCTGCTGGGAGCAGTATTTATGCACCTCTCCAGCGCCACAGCATTTGTCGGTTGAAAACGCACAGTTGAAACTCATTCTTATTGCTTGTTGGTTGATCACTACATATCTATTACCTGATTGAAAATCTAAATCAATTTTTTTTGAAATCCATTAATAATCCAATATCATCATTTTTGTTGTGCTTCAAAAACTCGCTGAATTGGCGTCTGCTGGTCTGTTCTTCCAGAATATGGGTCATAATATGGGTCGGCATCTGCTGCTCGTCGTGCTTTGAGTGTGTCCTCTTCTGTGTAATGATTTTTGAAACGCCAGCCCTGCTTGATTTCTTGGTCTCTCATCATTTTTTGTATCTTTTTTTCCCTCTTTGCATCTTCTGCTTTCTTGACTTTGAT